AAATCACAGACTCGTGTTTCCACAAGCCCGCGACTTCAGTCGTGGGTTATTGACCGTCATCGTAGTGCCGACGGATTTCGCATAATCGTGCTCATCCTTGCGAGCTGCACTGATAGTACGCATCCGCATTTTGCAGTCGGGACAGCAGGTAGCACCGGATGCAATAGCCCGCGTCATGGCGCAAACGCTTGTCACGAACTCTTTTTTGCAATCCGGGCATACGAAGATAGCTCTTCTTTCCGAACGAGCGGAAATTTCGCTGGGAGTGTAATCGTTCTTGTCGCTCCACAGAGGAACAACCTTAGGACACTGGGTAGCCAAATCATTGATTCCGGGAACAACCTTGCGACCTGCGCAAACAGGGCAACCGGTATGGTAGTACATCAAGGATTTAACGACATTGCAAATAGAAGCCTTAAATTCCTGCTTGCAGTCGGGGCATACGAACCATACCTTCTTGTTGTTGCCTGCAGATACTTCACTGGGAGAGCAATCGTTCTTGTCACTCCACATGGAAGTGGCCATAGGGCACTTGGTAGCCAAATCATTGATACCAGAAACAACCTTGCGACCTGCGCAAACAGGGCAACCTGTGCTGCCATTTTGTACGGTATGAACTACATTGCAGATAGAAGCTTCAAACTCCTGCTTACAATCGGGGCATATGAACCACACTTTCTTGTTGCTGCCTGCAGATACTTCGCTGGGGGTGTATGTGTTCTTTGCACTCCACATAGCGAAAATCTTAGGACACTTGGTAGCCAAATCATTGATGCCGGGGACGACCTTAATACCTGCGCAAACAGGGCAACCGGTATTACCACGCATCAAGGACCTTGCGACATGGAAAACACGGGCTTCAAACTCCTGCTTACAATCTGGGCATACGAACCACGCTTTCTTGTTGCTGCCTACAGATACTTCGCTGGGGGTGTATGTGTTCTTGGCACTCCACATAGCGGAAATCTTTGGACATTTGGTAGCCAAATCGTTGACGCCGGAAATGACATTCTTGGAATTGATGGTGTTGGCATTCATAGTAAACTCTCTTTCTCCTCGTATTTTCGAGGCTTGTGATAAATAAAAATGAGCGACTTGTAGTCACAATGTCTTAAACTTACGGCAGCAACGCATCATGGTGCGGATACGAACCAAGTCAATCTCGATTGCCAATGCGTTGATGGCTTCGAAAAGTGCATAGACAGCCATTGCGGGAATCGTAACAAGTAAAATAATGATGGATTTAATGACTTTCATTTCAGACTCTCTTTCTCCGCATTTGCGCGGTCTTGCAACAAAAAAAGACAGGTCACCCGGTTGGTGCCTGTCTGAATTTTGTCAGGTTGTAAATGGTTGGTCGTGGTTTGGTATCTATTGTACAATACTCATTCTATACTGTTCGCAAACGCCGTCAAGACAACATTTCAAAAGAAAAAGCCGCCCCACCCCGAGAGGTGGAACGGCTGATGAGATTAGTGCTTGATGTAAAGCGAGGTGTCCCTGAACGGATTCAGGATACCAGGCTTATACTTGGTGCTGACATAATCAGCAATCTGAGTATCCGTCATACCGTTAAGCACATCGAGCCAGCATTCAGCGTTGATAGCCATGAGTCCGCCCATACCAAGTGCATTGTCGCAGCGTCTCATATCCTCTGCGAACGCCTCATGGTATGCGCAAGGCTCAGCAGCATGGATAAACCGATTGGTGTCGTACATAGTGCCACCTCACGCGTTTACCATGGCTTTAAGCCCTGCTTCGTCCAGAACGGGAATTCCCAGAACATTGGCCTTATCGAGCTTAGAGCCTGCTGCTTCACCGGCGACCAGATAGCTGGTCTTCTTGGATACGCTGCCGGTCACCTTACCGCCGTGCGCCTCGATAAAGGTCTTGGCCTCTTCACGGCTCATTGTGGGCAGGGTTCCGGTAATCACAAAGGTCTTACCAGCAAGCGATACAGCATCCTCAGCGGAACCGCTCGCGGATGCATTCGGTGCATGGTAATCGAGATTGACGCCAGCCTTGTACAGGGCCGTGACCTCCTGCTTGAACATAGGGTCAGAGAGCATAGCGTCCAGAGCGGCATAGATGGCATCAGAGAAACCGGGGATGTTACAATCCTTAATGTTATCCACATACAAGGCAGACAAACCGAGCAGGTTTCCGTCCGTTGCCTTGCACTGGGTAAACAGGGCGCGAGCAACATGACCGCCGATAAGACGATAGCCGAGACCTTTAAGTACACGGTCTGCGTTCTGGGTCTTGGAGTTCTCGATGGCTGCAAGCAGCTTCTTGGCCGTCTTTTCACCGTACATGTCGATGAGTTCAGATTCATCCTCATAGAGCCAGTACAGGTCTACGGGGTTGGAGATGAACCGACTATCGACCAGGTCCTGAATGATTTGAGGACCAAGACCCTTAATGTCCATGCACGCCTTGGATGCGAAATGGATGATGCGGTTGACCGTTTTAGCGGGGCAGGAATCGTTCGTGCAATACAGGTCCACAGACCCGTTTACGGAAGCGATAGGCTCGCCACAGACAGGGCAAACCTGACTGGACATGTCATAGGGCACAGCATCTGCCGGACGCTTCTCCTTCTCGACCATGGTAATCTTCGGGATGATGTCACCGGACTTGTGCAAAACAATGGTGTCACCGATGCGGATGTCAAGATTTTTGATAAAATCCGCGTTGTTCAGAGTAGCACGTTCAACACGGGTTCCGGCCAACTGTACCGGGTCGAATTCCGCCACAGGAGTGACGCGGCCGGTACGACCCGTCTGCAACACGATACGGCGAAGAACCGTAGCCTTTTCCTCCGCGGGATACTTGAAAGCAATAGCCCACTTAGGAGTTTTGGTACGCTCACCCATCTTCTTGCGGATGTCGATTTCGTCTACTTTGATGACAGCGCCATCAATGGGATAATCGATATCATACCGATGCTCCCCGATATCGCGGATAGCGGCGAGGATACTGTCGGTATCGTTGCAATGCGCGTAGTAGGTGGTCTTGAAATCGCAAACATCGCGCAGATAGCAAAGCTGGTCGCAGTGAGAGTCAGCAAACTCAGAGGAATCCTCCCCGTCATTGACACTCTGCACATTGAAAATGAACACTTTCAGGTTCCGCTCCTTTGCGACAGCCGGGTCAGACTGACGCAGCGTACCGGCAGCGCAGTTACGGGGATTGGCGAACAGCTTCTTCCCTGCTGCTTCCTGCTTGGCGTTGGTTGCTTCAAAGTCCTCTTCGCTCATATAGCACTCGCCGCGCAATTCGATTTTCCAGATACCTTCCGGCATCTGGATATTGACAGGGATGCCAAGAACCTTGACATTGTCGGTAACATCCTCACCGACATGACCGTCGCCGCGAGTGGACGCCTGTACGAGCCGCAGCTTTCCGTCAGAACCGGCAGGCTTAGCGTACACCAGAGACAGGCTCAGGCCGTCAATTTTGCGCTCAATAGAGAAGGTGGCATCAGGATATTCCTTCTCCACAGAAGCCGTGAAATCGCGCACCTCATCGTCTGAGAAGACATCCAGAAGCGAAAGCATCGGGACACGGTGTTCAACCGGAATGCCGATAACGCGCTTGCCGCCGACCACCTGTGTGGGGCTGTCGGAGGTGACGAGTTCCGGATGCGCGGCTTCGAGGTCACGAATCTCGTGCATCGCACGGTCGTACTCCTCATCCGTTACGACAGGAGCATCCTGCTCGTAGTAAGCTGCGCTCCAGCGCTTGACCTTCTCGCAGAGTTCATTGTAGGTATTGATATATTCAGTCATTGTAGTTCAGTTCCTTTCAGTGTAGCCGCCATAGTATCTATCATACAATACATTTGGCGGCATTAGCAATATCGAACATCAGAAAAAGCAAGCCACAAATAGATGAGATTTGCTTTCCTTTTACTTTCTTTTCACCTTATCGTATTTCACGCCGAGAATCTTAGCGGCAGCGTTAAGGGTTTCGAGAGAAGCGTTGTTAAAATCATTTTGCGCTGCCATATACAGCGCTTTTGTGCATCTGACGGCGTCACAAATATCGTAGATGGTATCCTTGTTTTCAAAAATCAGCAAATACTGCTCATAGCCGACTGTGGTATCTTCTCGATACTCGACACCGTTGGCATCGAACTCATATAAGCGGTTTGCGGTTCCGGAAGTCGGGATGCATTCAAAACGGTTGGTATCAGAATCCGTGTGTGTGACCACCATTTTGCGAATCGTCTCGGGATAAGGAACCCCAAAGCGAAACTCGACCATCCAGAGATAATCGCCTGCCTTAACAGAAAGCATTTCAAATCTTCCTTTCAGTGTTAATTTTTATTGTTTATTCGTACCCTTCAAAGCTTCGATGGCAATCTCAAATTTTCAGTTCGAGCGCAACTTTTTCTTCTGCGCTCTTATCGTTCATCCCATCGACGAGAACGTAAATATCTACGTTCCTTAAAACAAGTCCTTTCGCTTGCCAGTCGGTTTCTTTGCGAATCTTTTCTGGCAAAAGACGAAGTGCCTGCTTTTTGAGTTTGTCGATTTTTTCTTCTGTGGGGTACATTTCTTGGCTGAAGGTAAATTCTGCAGTTTGGTACGTTGTAGTCCATGCACGAACCTTTACCGTTACTGTGCTTTCCGAAACGTTGTAGTCTTTAAATGGGATTAAAGACTCACTCAGTTCCCCAATTCTCGCATTGAAGAGATTGGTTATACGAGCGAGTTCCTTTTGGTAGATTACCTTTGCTTGTCGCACCTGTTCACGGTAGCATTTTACGCAGTCTTCAACCGTGTAGAAGATGTTTACAGACTCACCCGTGTATCCCCGATAGCCTGTATTATCCATTGGAGCAATCACCTTGGACATAATATGACCGTTCTTTACAGGTCGGAAATAAATAGGAGAATAATAAATAATCTTATTCGTCTCCTTGGCATCCGTTACCACCACCGGAGTGGGCTCAATTCCACGAATTGGCTTTTTGGTCGGGTCTGCGTTTGCTCGATAGTCGCAAATCCAAACCATCTTTCCCGTAATGTTTTCCAGCCCTTCTGCGTAATCAAAATCCGCAAGAGATTTCGTCTTTTGAGGTCCTAATGCACGGTTATTTCGCCAAAGGGTTACATTGTTATTTTGTAGATATTCTTCGAGTTCCATTTTTTCACCTTTTTCCTTTCAGAGCTTCGATAACCAATTCTTCGTAGTCCTCGATGGCGTAATAGATTTCAGAAAACCCATTTGCATGACCACGCTCATACGCCTTTTCCCAGACCATTTCTGCCGTCTCTTGACTGATAAGAACAGAGGAAGCGCTTTTTACATCCATCTGAATAAGGGCAAGAATGTCAACCATGACATCCGAAATAGCTTTGTTGCGGTCGGTCACAAGTTTGGTTACTTCATCGTTCCATTGCTGCTGAAGCTGCCGCACCTTCTTTTTATTCCAATCGAGGGAATGTGCGCTGCTGATGATATCACCGGTTTTAGGACGCTTGGTTTTAGGGGTTGTGCGCATGTTCCAAGCAGCCTCCATGCGAATCTGAAGATTTTTCCAACTACTATCCATGTTTTGTTTCCTTTCTATGCGTTTTTTACATCAGAATTTGAAATCCTGGCATACTTCGATGCTGTTTTTGTCGTAACCGACAGCGTACAGTTCTTTGAGCAGCGGCGTATACTCCTCGACCGTTGCAGGAACGCCTGCCTTCAGATACCCGTAAGACGCATTCACATGCTGCCCATTGTGGACATACGCATCGAAATACAGGTTGGGGTCCTTCAATTTGAGTCTTTTGCAAAACTCGAGGGTTCCCGGTATCTTGTCAAGAAACACACAGGTGAGTTCGGAACCGGCATCTGGATTGAGTTCGTCGGTACAGTTAAGAAAAGCTACTTTCATTTTCGTTCTCCTTTTTTGAGCGCAAAAAGGCGGGCCTCCCAAAATCGGGAAGTCCGCCTTAAAGCAAAATTGTGAATTGTACGAACGCAGTTAGCGCCTTAGTAGATGGTATCTATCGTACAATTCTTATTTTATTCGGTTCGCATATCGCGTCAACAATTATGTTCAAGGGACTGAAATTATAGCGGAAAACGACCGTATAAAAGCGGACCTCCTGCTTCGGAAAGTCCGCTATAGCCGCAATTATCTGATTTTACTGAGCCTGGTTATCTGTAGGCTGCTGCGGTGCAGCGGGCTGCTGAGGCTGAACCGGCGCGGCAGGCTGCTTGGGCTGTGCAGGAGCCTGGTAGGTCATGTTGGGGTTCTGGGTCTGTTCCTGAGTCGGCTGCTGGTACTGAGGCTGAGCCTGAGCAGGATGCGCAGCCTTGTAGGTATCATACTTCTGCTTCATCTGGTCATAAGAATAGCCATCCTGCGGGATACCGAAGTACCGATACTGACCGAACGCCAGAATCATGTTGAAGATGGGGTTCAGGAAGAACAGGCCAATGGTGAAGCCAATCCCCTGCCCAAACGCGACACTCTGTTTGTACAGGGTTACGATGCTAATGATGACGCCAACGATGACCAGCAGCGTGCCGAGCAGCGGGATGCCGCCAAGTACAGTGCAGACGATGGGGACAAAGAACAGCCAGCCGTTGCCCCAGAAGATTTTGTACCGGATGTAGCTGTTGTAAAACGGGACGATGGACGCCCATCCGGGTTGACCGGCCTTTTCGAAGATTTTCCAGCCAGCCACAATGTTGAGAACGAAGAATGCCAGGATGATGAGCCAAAATCCAGCAAAGATGCTGAGAAGTGCATTGAGGACCGCCGCCTCTGAACCGTAAGACATAATGATTCCTCCTAAAAATACTTTATATTATAAAGCCAATCGGCCTTATTTCTTTTCCTGCACGGCTTTGCGTGCCGCTTTTTCTTTCGACAGTGCTGCGAGTTTCTTGCCGCTTTCGACCAGGATTGCTCGGCGTTCTTCAGAGATAAACATGGGAGGACGAATTTTTACCCACTTTTTCGGAAATTCCGCTTCTACGCAATCTTCCTTGTCGATGGTCAGCTTCACCTCATCGGGATGCTCTGTTGCAAGTTTTCGCAACTCGTTCATCCGCGAATAATTTCGCGTATAGTACGAGCAGGTTTTCTCTGCATCGCAGAAATTGATGATGGTCTCGCGTTCGTAGGCACCATCGGCGCTTTGAGGTGTTTGGTTGATGGGACGCATTTTTTCATCTCCTTTCAGTCGAACAACACTGCCTTCTTCGATGGTCCGTCCGGCGTGAGGCTGCACGCATAAGCCCAACGCGGAAGCATAATACGCCCGCGAACGCTAACGACGGTCATTTCCCGCGCCGTGGCTTGTTCGAATTCCGATGCGTCCAAAGCACTCCGGGTCAACAGAATAGCGTCGTCCGGCATATCGTTGAGCATCATTTTCAGTTCTTTAACTGTCATAGATTGTCTCCTTTTGCATAACCTCATTCAGCGCCTGCAGGAACAAGACGGATTCGGTGTTCTGCGTCCCAGCTGCAACGATACCGGAAATCTCGTTCGGCTCGATGAGGAAAACGCTGTCACCGTTAATGAATCCTTGCGGCCATGGCGCAGCATAATAGGCGTAGGGCACGATGTCGGTTGCATAACCGATAATTATATATTTCTGGTCGGCGTCCTTCTGAACCTTAACGATTGTCCCGAGTGAAAACGCGGATTTGAGTGTAGGCGTTGCTGTAACAGGCATTTCTCTTTTAATTTTCAATGATGAAAACACCTCCATAAATACCAGTCTATGCGGTTCGCAAGAATGTGCAACGAAAAAGGCACAAAAAAAAGGAGCTGCCCGAAGGCAACTCCCTGTCATACATAGATTTGCTGTACTAAAAGCGAACTCAGCGATTTTGTGCGACCTTGACATTGAAGTCAAACAGTTCCTTGCTGGTCGAGCACCGGGAAGAAAACTCTCCGTCACGGTTCTGGATGACATCGGATGCCGGGACAGGCTTTCCGAAACCGTCGTCCACAAACACAGGATGCTTGCTGCCATCATTGTCAGAACGGGGCGAGAAGCTTGCGGTCGCGAACCAGTCTTCCTCATCGCTGCCCTGCTCGTCGTACAGACGGCAGAACGGAGCGGGGATTTCGGGCGTCGGAAGCTGGAACATTGCTGCCTGCATTTCCTTGCCGCCATTCTTCACATTTACATCGATAAGGGGGCAAATCGTATCGCCTGCGCACTCCCACTTGGTATAGGACTGAGCGGTAATTGCGGTATTGCCGTCAGATACCTCAATACCGAGCGAAAGAATGTCTGATTTGAGACCGAGCTTTTCCTGAAGCATTTCCGGGGTGAGAGTCAGAAACTGACCGCCGACCGTGTTAATGATAAGGTTCATCGTTCACATTCTCCTTTTTGATTTTAGTAAATATAGTTCTCGCTTCGAAGCGCTGCCTGAACGGCGCGGATTTCCTTTTCGGTGAGTTGGTAGCTGCCAATCGGCGTGTTCGCGGAACCAAAGTAAGCGGAATCGAACACCATGCAGGCTTCTCCGTTCTCATTGAGCCGATAGAGGAATGCTTCCTTTGTCCGTGCATCAGTAGGATGGTCTACCAGCGATACGAGAGGAAGACCTGTTGTCGAGTTCTTAACCATCTGCCACTCGGATGCGTTCCGGTCACAGTACCCAGCGATGTAGATGTGCGGCTCGGAGATAAGGCGCAGGTCACGCTTCATCAATTCGAGCAGAGAATTGGCGGGCTTGCAGCTGTAAGTATTGGTCAATTCGGCGTTTAGCTCGAAATTGAGCGAAACACAGAAAACACGGTATCCGCGCTTATCCAAGTCATCGAGCATTGCGGTACCAGCGCCCGAAGACAGGAATGAAACCATCTTGGTGTCCATGTTTTTAGGCAGGTAAAGCACAGCTGTAATGAGGTATTTTTCCGAACGCACCAGATTCTTAAACATCACGCATCATCCTCCGTCTTGGTAGTCATGCCATGGACTTTTTCGATGGCGGCAGCAATCGTGTTGTTCTCCAGTTCAGTCATCTGTGTGCAAAGGTAACCCCAGTCGATGGCATCGTGGACCTTGCGGACAAACGCATCGTAGGTGCCAGCGGTTTTCATCATTTCGACTTCCGATTCGTAGCAGCCGGATTCCTCGAGCAGATGCTGGATGTCATCGATGGGGTTCATTTCGATAGTTGGTACAGTTTTGTTCATGATACAAACTCCTTTAAGTGTTTTGGATGCGAAAAGAGCGGACCTCTCAGAATCGAGAAGTCCGCCCTTTAAGCGAAATTGTGAATGTACGAAAGGCAGAAAGCCTTTTTGATTTGGAATGGTATCTATCGTACAATACCCATTCTACTTAGTTCGCATATTTTGGCAAGTAAAAAATGTTGCTCATTCGAAGGCGAGTGGTGAAGAGTGTAATTTTAGATGTGGAGAGCAGTCCACTCACTCCTTATTCTGTAATTTGTAATTGTAGCGTAGATTTCTAAAAAAGCCGCCCACCAAATTATGTTGTGGGCGGTTTTTTGTTGTTAGTTTTCGAAATCTGGATTCTTCCAGACCGTTTTCTTTCCGTAATGGATATCCGAAATGTACTTGAACGGAATCTTATCCTGGTTTTTAAGAAGAGCATCGTTTTCCTCTAAAAATTCCTCAATGCGTTCCTCTTCACTACGCGGAGCAATGTTCCATGTATCGAGATATCCATCATACATGGCATCTATATTGAAAATTCCGTCAACGGGGTACTTGACAGAGTCAATTTCTCCGTTGACGTCCAAGCCAAGGTGGACGTTCTTATAGTTCTTGATGCTGTCTGTCAAGGATTTGAATTTTCCTTCAGGAGTATCGGGATTGCTGTACTTTTTCACGTACTCTTCCGTTAACTCCTCCGTCATGGCCAATGTAATCCAGAACTGGAGCCCGGAATACTCAAGGCTCGCTTTCTTGATTCTCTCCATCGTCCGTTCAGCCCAGCCGGTGGGATTAGCAAGATAATCCACTACCAGTTCATCAGCATTTGTGGATGTCAGGCCAAAGCAAGACCCGTTTCCAATCTCATCTACAATGCTGTCAATAGGGCTGCGATAATTCTTATACCCCTTTATTATGCGACAGAAAGCGTTCTGTCGTGCTGTCTGGTCGTAATAACCGCCCTTGAGAATTTTCTTCTTGTCTTCTTCCGTCACATTCTCTCGGAACATATCGAACAGCTTCTGTGCCATTTCCTCTATGACAGAATCCGAGGTAAAAGAAGAACGGCAGAAAATCGTTTTGAAGTCCAATGTTTCATTGACGGTTTTGGCATTATCGACAACGAGGCAAAGGAAGCGTATCTCCTGGTTGAATGTTACGGGTTTATTTTCCAAGGTTCCATAAAACCGCTGCCCGTACAGAACATCTACCTTATGCTCACCATATGCGAGCGGTATGCGCATAAAACGGTAGTAATACTCGGACAGCTCACCGGAATCAAGAATGATATTGCCTTCGAACGAAGGAGCGCCGAGCTCGAGGAACCTTTTGAATCCCTCGCGGTTGATATTGTTTGCCATGATATTTTTCCTCCTAAATACTTACTTCGTTAAGCCTTCGAATTCCTGATTTTTCCAGAGCACATTCTTCATATTATTCTTTTTCCATCTGTACAGTCCAGCCGTTCACGTCGGAATAAACCGCATAGAGCAGTGTTGCGAAATTATAGCCTCCGTCATACAGCGTGTAACGAAGGGAAATGTTCAGCGCAAGAGTGCGTTCCTTGACGGTGCCATCACAATCAAGATAGCTGAATATCTTTGTCGGATGGGAAAACCATGCTTTCCGTTCTTCATTGAATTTATCTTCATCGTATTCCACGACTTGCTTGAAACACGAATCAAACGTAGCAAGCTTGACCGACGAAAATACATCAGCCATCATCCCACACTTTTCAATCAATTCATCAGGCCATTCGACTTTGATGATTGCTGCACCATCGCGCAGTTCTTTCAGTTCTTTGCGGGGGCTCAGCGAGACGTTGTAGCGTTCACTGAGGAAGGTGAACAGCCAGGACCAGTCAATGACTTTCAGGAAGTTAGATACTTCCTTGGAATCCATGAAAATTTTGATTTCTTTCCGTGCCATAGTTTTATCTCCTGTTTTTCGATTTTCTAAAAAATGGTTCAAGTCATAGAATTCCAGTTGTTGCCCAACCATTCACACCAGCCTGTGGTGGAGGAGGGGCAATTTTTGCTGTCCGCGCAGATATGATTCAGCAGCATTGCCAAGTGAAACTTATCCAATGTCCGAATCATTTCGAGGTTTGTCTTATCAGACCGTATGATTGTCATGTCAACGTCGGTTTTCGTCTTGATGTACGATATAGCGTCGTCCATTCTTTTGAAAAAAATTCCGCAGACAGGGACAAAGTATCCAACCTCGATGGAAAGCTCTGCCAAAAGACGGTAGCTGTCAGCAGTGTTCGTCCTCTGGAAAAGTTCATCGAACTGAGCGCGAATTTTCTTCTCATCGTTTTTCCCAATGTCATTCAGGTCAAAGATGTATTCCTGAACAATGAACCCATTATTAGATTTCGTGGGCACATATGCTTTGTAACAGGATGCATCAATCTGTTTCATGACAATCGGAAAGTCATGGGAAGACGTGGAATAGAGACGTGCTTTATCGACTTCCTTTTTCAGCTTTTCCAGCAGCTTTTCAAGAACAGCCTTGAGATATTCGGCGTGCTGATGGCAGGCATCAACTTCTGTCTGGAACATACCGGTGTCATCTTTGAGCCGCCCGGTTTCCCAAGCTTTGTCAAAGACGCACTTGAGTTTCTGGAGCTCGGTTGCATCCAAGTTGTCGTATTTCCCGGACTTTGTTTTAGCCTCAAAAATGGCGATTGCTTCACGCACTTCACTGTACGAATCAAGTATCAACTCAAGGTCCTCCAAAAAGAGTTTCTTGTTGATGTCGATGGAGTAATTGATGTCGGTAATGCGCAAGGTTATGGTTTTTGCTTTATCTTCGACATCAAACCCCATTTCCCGGCAGATATCCGGGAACTGTTTCAGATACATCATATTTTTTCACCTCAAACTTTCTCAGCGATATCTTCGCCGTATACCATGCTCGGGTTGGAACCGTTGTCCCATTCGGCAACATAGCTAAAATCTACAGTTAATGTGTTTGTCGTAGGCAATTTCTCCTTTCCAAGTAAAAAAGCAGGCCCGCCAAAATGGTGGGTCTGCTTGTTGTTTACAGATTGTGAATTGTACGGTGGCAAATGCTGCTAAGTGGAATGTTATCTATCGTACACTTCCATTCTATTCGGTTCGCACAAACATGCAAGTAAAAATGGGCCTTCCCAAAAGGAAAGCCCACTGTATGGTATTGCTGATACTCAGATAGCTGCACAGAAGTTCGCAAGGCGCTGCCAAAGCAAGTAGTTGTCGTAGCTCATGCGTACCTTTTCGGGTACACCTGTAACGAGATACCACTTGTGTGCCTTAGCCTTGATGTTCGAGATGCGCTGCTGTTCACTGCGCGTAAAGGCTTTGCTGAACATACGGCGTCTGCGCCCGGAATTCCAGTATGCACCCTCCATAGTCTCGCAGATAAGAGCATAGGCAAGTTCGTTCTGAACATCGTCATGGGTCAACTCGATAATCTTACCCATATTCAGGCACCTACCTTTCGGCTGGACTTCTCGCGGCTCTGATGCACCATGGAAAGCGCATAGTCGAGCGCAGCAGCATCATCCGGCAGATAGGTGACGGATTTGAGTTCTCCGTACTCGCTGTGATGGCGCGGGATGGTCTTGGGTCTATCCGTAACGACCGTCTCCTTCTCGAAATGCAGAGCAATCCGATTTGCAGGAACGGCATACCGTTTCTGCCGCTCGCATTCCTTGAAGTAGTCGATGGGCGTTGCGAACCCCAAGGGCTTTCTGCCATCAAGTCCCGTAACGGTGACGACATACGCCTTGATGCCTTTCGCTTCCCGTCTCTGCTGGTCCGCATAGTATTGGTAGGAGATGTACATCGGCGATTCCTTCAAATACGCGTTAGATTCCCGCGCAATGTAGGTCCCGCTTTCCCGGCAAAACCACAGAAATGTCTGAGGCTTGCCGTCGGCTTTTGCTTCCTTTGCGGCTTTCTGAATGACCTTTGTGTCGAGGTCAAAGTCCGACTGATATTGTTTTGTGACCTGCTTCATCGCAGATTTCAGTTCCGGTAAAATCGGAATCATAGTATTATTCATAATTATGGAGCAGGACACCCCATCTATAGCCGTAAGGCTTAGGTGGGGAGGAATGCATTTCTTAGAAAAGACTAAGATACAGCGTTTCCTGCTTACCTCCTTTCAGTATTTAGATGATTTGTATCCATGCTCCCACATGGCAAACAACTTGAACTTTGGAAATTGCTACTGACTTACTTTTCCCGTTGACGGGAATCAAAAGTCTTGTGCCTTTGTTATGGCACCCGCTTGTAATGTACGTTTTACCTTCGAGACGCACAGTGTCGTATGGCTGAATTGCATAGCGCTGCCTTCTTATAGAGCGACGACCCCTCGATACCTTTTTGTTGCGGTACTTGTGCAGGTTTTCGGAATCTTTTTTGTGGTCGCGGCTGATTCTGCCGTTAAAAAGTTCCTTGCCTTTTGCCTTGTTACCAGTGCGAGCGTCAATATAAGTGGCATCGTAGAATTTTTCCAGCACACGATTGTTACGCTTTATCTTTTCGTAATGTACGAATGTGCAGCGACGGCTTGGATGAAGTTTACCCATTGCGTATGCATCATTATTATGACTCTTTTCAAGCTGAAGCGCGATGCGCTTTTCTTTTGTCATTGCACCATAAGTGATGGTCACAAATTCTTTACCGTATGTGGCGTACAGTGCATTTACTATCTGCCAGCGAATAGCGTTCATAAACGCTGCACCTGTAAGGTTGGCAAACTTTTTGTCTTTACCAAAACCGAAGAGTTTACCTCCCTTTTGATGATTAGCTGGCGTATGGCATTTTTCACACGCTGTAACCAATTCATCAAGCTGATAGCCATGTCTGCCTTTCCAGTAGAACATGTGGTGCATGTGCAAAATAGCACCATCCGTAATTTTGCGTTTACAAACCTGGCATGTGTAATTATCACGGTAGAACACCGCTTCACGCAAGGTTGCCAAGTTGTAGCGCGGGCCTTTCTGGTAGTCTGCGCCTTCTGGCTTTGCTTCACCTTTCTGGATAGATTGCAGCAACATCGTGTCAAAAGAACCAACCTCAACAGTTGCATGAGTAATCGGAATCACAGATACATACCGTTCGATAAGGCTGATGTTCAACTGCTTCTTATGCTCCAGAGAGGGTGCAAGCCAACCTTCATCACGCTTGCGGTTATCGAAACGCGGTTTACGGTAACGCAGTCTGTTTCTTCGGGAACGACGCATCTTGCGACAATCATCGTGATGTTCCTTCTCATCCTGCAATGTATCATATTGAGTAGATACATATTCGCGAGATTTGCTTTTTGCGCTGATACCGATGTAGTTGTAACCTACATCCTCGCAGATTTCGATGGGTTGGGTGTTTGTTTTGCTGTCATACAGCAGCTGGATGGTAAAGGGATGGTGTTTAACAATTTTCGCTTTTCCGTCTTTCAGAAGTCGGCGTACCTTGCTAAGACGGAAGGTAGGCATTAAGCGTTCACCATTGTTGCTGAGAACACAAACGCAAGTGTTCATGCAAGATACTCCTTTCGTTAAATAGTAATGAAACTATAAGTCAGGGCTTGCGCCCTGTGGTCCACTTCGCCAATGTTATGCACTGTTTTAGCCTTTCGGCATGGCAACCGCACATCTCCTACCCTTAGAGATTTTTAACGTAATACATATCAACGGCTTGCGTCATTGACACATACACTGCCCGCAGAGCCCGACACTTGTGGAGCATAATCGGGGTGCCTATATTATGAAGATGATTGCTCATCAAATGCATAACGGAGTTCGCAGCAACCGAAGTTGCCGTTCACCAAGGCTAACCAACCGGGCTTACGGGTTTCCCCGCAAGCCCCGTCTATAACCGGCGAACCGGTTTAGGCGGGGTTGTTGACTTCAATTCCCCTTTTAGTACGCTGTGAGCTTGGAAATATCCATGTCATAGCGTTCATATTTGTGGATGTAATCGAAAACGGTGTTCATCTGTGCCTGAGTTGCGGTTTTGGTGGCGTCCATATCAAGAAATGTTTTTCCCAAAGACGGATTACGAACCGCAATCCAACCGCGCCGGTACAGGTAATCGAGACCCTTCCCGCTCCAATCATAGGCCATGTCTAAGACTTCCTTATCAGAGAGGTTCAGGCGTATTCTGTTTTGCATGATGATGCGCCCCGCAAGAGCCGCATGCTCTCCGAACTCGCAAGGATACCATGTTCCGTCCGGAGCAATCATGCCGTATTCAGATAACTTCTGGATATTGTTAGATTCGTTCACACAAATAACCCCTTCGCTGTCAGGTGTTGTTGTCCAAAAACTCCTGGCATTCGGTATCGTTCATCACGAATCCGAAATACGCCACACGCTTAACGGTCGTTTCCCAGACACGCATTGTGCGGCTCCGGGGCTGTACGACCCAGGAATGACAACGCCAAAGCCCGTCCTCGGAAAGAGCGTACCCGGTCGCAATAGAGCAGTGACCACGGTTTGCATCCCAAAGATAAGCGGAATTCGCGTGACATTGACTGGGCTGACCCTTGCGCATATAGCTGCTGCCATAGAAGAACTGACCCCGACTGAGTGTTTTTACGGCGTCTTCGTCGTAGGCAGTCATGCAGACCTCATCTCCTCCGAAGCCGAGAATCTTGTCATGCAGTGCTTTCATGGCATCGAGCATCTCCTTGGAGAATCTCGATTCGCCGTTATATACCTGATGGCTGTCAATCCACCGCTTCCAATCATCACTCATCGGATTCCAGTGAATCGGCGTAGACATCTGCTCGGGTGCTGTGATGGGTTTCAGGCTATTCCAGCCTTTTCGTGTAAGTGTCATCTCGTTACCTCCGCTGGTTTCAGGAGTTTATCGATTCTTGCAATGATTTCATCGCGCTTCTCTCCGCTCGGAATCGAGTCACTGTGACCCTTATCCGTGAGAAGCGTGTCGAACATGGCAAGAATTTCATTCGGATTGACCGGCTTCTCGGCAGAGGCACGAAGATAGGCTTCGATATCTTCCACGAGATTCCAGTATTCCATGCCATACAGCATCGCACTGTTTTCGTTGCTATGCCGGTCTTCTTCCTCGCTTGCATCACTGCAAACGATAGGAAGTTTTATCTCGGCGAGATAATCGTCAAAGATGTCCGCAGTATAAGCGGCGAGCCAGCGAATATTGGTATTCATGATTTTTCCTCACTTTCTTTCAGCTTTTGCCGCAAGCATCATCCCGCAGCATTTGTTCAGGCAAATGACACTGACCACGAGCAGCGCGATATTGTGCAGCGTGAAGGACTGTGCCAAAGCACTGATGCTCAGGAAGATGAAGAGAACAAACAGGACAGCTAAGGTTTTGAAGAAGGTATAGATGATTCTGTTCATGGTAATGCTCCTTTTTTGCTCCGGTTATCGAAGCATGTCAACGATTTTTCCGACCAACTCATCATTGGTCACAAACTGGTTGCGGCCCCTGGCACCGAGCGATACAGAGGAGTAATCCTTCATATCGGCGGCATAGCGAACCATATTCTTGTCGGCAATCGGCTGATAGCAAGACCGTTCTGTGGTCACATACACGCATTTTCCGTTCAGGATATTCATGATGTGTCCGTAGCAGCCCGTCTGCTTGCCGTTGCGCTGCATGTTTTGCAGGTTATGCGTCAGCATCAGACCGTCGTTCTCCTTCTCGGCACAGGAGAGCATAGACAGTAGTTTTCGAGTCTTATACGCAGTGTTTGTCATAGTAAATCGCCTCATTTTTTAGAAATACTTGTAAGCAGCGTTCAGCCGCTTGTTGTAGAGTTGTAAGGTGGTCAGGTTCCCGCAATAGACCTTGCTGGACGAGATAGGGACATTCACCCCGGCTTCCATGTGCGAGAAGAACATCGCAAGACAATCTTCTACACTGTCGCTCGTGGTGAGTGTCTCGTATACCGGATACGAGTACCCAGCTGCCTGACTGTAGGTGGCATTGAGCTCATGGACAAAGAATTGGACCTGACCGGACACGGAACTTGCAACCAAACCCGATGCATAGCACCAGTTCAAGAGATTCGTCTTACGGCCGTGTGTCCATTGCAGAAGCCCATAGCCTCCGTCGTTCGGATTCTCGGCAGTAACACGAAGCCCGCTCTCCATTGCCATGCACCCCATCACAGCTGCAGTGCCGGCCTTAGAAAGACCTGCATCCCGCAACGCTGTATAGATGGCGTATTCATTGTCAGAAAGGTTCTGAGGCATCGTGTCCGTCACAGGTTCTTCTGCCGGTTCCGCCGCAGTCTCTGCCGTCTCGACAGAAGGCTCAGATTCGGGCTCTGTCTCGGTCACCTCCTGCTCAGGTATAGGCAGTACCGGCGTGAAAGGCGGCTGAGCGTTGAGTTCACGAAGATGAACCTCCAACGGCGTGACATACTCGATATCGGAATCATCATCAGATGACTTTACCGGCGCAGCATACGCAGGCGTCGAGAAAAAGCAGGCTAAGCAGCCTATGATGGTGATGATGCTGAGCATAAAAGCGGTGGTCCCGGCATAGAATTTCTGTTTGTCGTTCATTTTCATTTGTGATTACTCCTTTGAATAAAAGTTCCCGCCGACAAAAGCTGTCTGGCGGGATGTGATTGATGTTCGGTTGTCGGAAAAACTTCATGCTTCACGGACTACGATGGCGGTATATCCGCTGTTGGCAAGATACCGATACGCTGCATCATAGGCGTCGCCGAGCGTTGGGGCTTTGACATACCCGATAAAATCGGAGCAGATAACCATGCCGGAAAAACCTGGGTTACCGGCATAGATGGCGAAGCGTGTGTTTTTCTTGGAATTGCGATTAAACATAGCGGACCTCCTTGCAGTCACGTTCAAAAAGATGGATACGGATTTCTGAAAACAAAAAAAGGCAGACCTACCACGAATGGTAAGTCTGCCTAATTTGAAAACAGAATTGTGAATGATGTACGCCCGAAAGATTCGGCTGTGTAGAATGTTATCTATCGTACAATACCAATTCTATGCCGTTCGCAAGGATACGCAAGAGAAAAACAAAAAAGGCGAAGTCTTCCGAAAAAGACTCCGCCATGGTTTTGTGTGCGATTTTTGCATTTCAGTGTTGTTATTCACGGCACATTTCTCGCATCTTATTCTTCCTCAAGCCATTTCTTGGTGATGTCAAGAAGGCATTTTCGGAATTCAGGAGCGGGCTGCATCGGAATCGAAGACCACTGAGAATCGAGAACGACAGGGTATTCGTACTGATTGCCGTTATGCGAAAACGGTATGAACTGAACTTCTCCGTCCACGAGCCATAGCTTTTCCGTTTTGATGGGGTCGATGTACTCCGTCAGCCAGCATTCGTGCGTGACAACGGAATCCGCCACGAAATACTTTGTCTTATCGTCCAGTATCAGTGCTGGATTGTTATCCTCGACACAATACACTCTTCCGACGAACGGAAGGAGCATCGTCTCGGCGGCGTGTTTCGCGCTTCTCCCCTGCCGAATTTCCGATAGCAGGAAACTCGATATGAAATGCGGGATACCGATGCCGGTCAGGCAGTCATCGAGTGTGTGTCCGGTACAGATTCTCGGTGTTTCCTGGTCCTCCCCCTTCATCCGATTCGTAGGGATTTGCGGAACGACCTTGTCCGGCAAGCATCCGGTATTCGCCATGAGATGAAATAGTATCTGCATTATGGGACTTACTCCTTCGGCAGTTTCTTGCGAAACGGGTCAAGGTCTCCTGGCCTATAGACCGACTTGACGTAGGATTTGATGTCGTCTTCTCCAAGGCTCTCAAAGAGATTCAGCCAGCATTCGGCTTCAATCCGCATCTCGCCGCCCATTTGATACGCTTTCTCGCACTGCACCAAATCAAACTGAAAATCGTTCTTGTAGCGGCAGTTTTCGGCTGCTTTTGCAAATTTCGTAAATGTTCTGGTATTCAAGGTTTACCTCCTTTTCTGAAAATGGAAACAAAAAAGCAGACCCTCATTTCGAGAGTCTGCTCTAAGCACATAACAGATTGTGAATCTACCGGTATGGGGAATCAGAAGATGGTATCTATCATGCACTTACTATTCTATTCGATTCGCACAACTGTGCAAGGGGGATTTTGAGATGCGGCTACGCTTTCGATGGTTTCCCCGCAGCTACGCTTCCCGCTCATTCAATGGCGGCAGCTACGCTTTCTATGTCGTCTGCGTTCAGGTTGATGTATTGCCACGATTGCGGGGCGCGTTTCAGGTGCAGCTGATGCATGGGCAGAGAAAGTTTGCGGACATTTGAGATATTCCAGCCATACAGCATGCCGGTTTTGTTGCCATACTCGAACAGCGCGGCTATATCGATACAGCTTTCCCGAATAAACTTATCCGCCATACCGGACAGCTTTTCGCCGTCTGCATAGTAAGGAGACAATCCTGTCAGGCAGTTCAGCTGGTCGATGTCCTCGCAGGTAAAAGCCCCGATGATTTCCCCTGCACCGCCGTTTGCCTTTGTCTCATAGCAGAATACAGCGAATGGAAACGAGATTTCCCAAGGTCGAGATTTGCGGACTTCGAGCGTCTTTTCACCCGACATGATTTTAGCAAGCCATTCGCGTTTTATCGAAATGACGACCGCTTTGCCGTCATTTACCGCGAGTGCATTTTTGAGAACCGTCACAACTCATCACTCCTCATATTCGTAGTCACAAAAGCTGTTGACCTTTCCTTCTGTCTGTTCGTATTCGGACATAAATTTTGCGACAGCCAACTCGAAGTGCCCACGGCTGATACCGGTGACATCCGAAAAATCGAGGAATGCGTGCTCAAAGTTGCTAACCATAGCCACGAGAATGTACGATTCAAGTTCCTTGGAGAATTCTTCCGGAGTGCCATCGAAATGGATGGTGACATCCTTAGATTCGTCGTCAGGGTCAAGATAATTCGAAACAGCCTCATCCTTCGCACTGGAGAAGAACCCATCGACATTGTCACTCACTCGCAGTTCAGCGGAATCGCTAAGCGGTACATTCAGCCCACCTGCAGCTTCCGATTCGGCCATCAGTTGCATAACATAGTAGCGAAACATGAGGAACGCGCACACACCCGTAGGCTCAAAATTCTGAATAACCTTTTTCAACTGCGCCTGACGGTTGTTTACGACTTTGTAGTTTGCTTTCATCAAATCTCCTTCTTTAAAAAATGCTTTACAACGCATGAATATTTGATTTGCCTGGTGCAAACATCAGCGGCTCGTCCGTTACTTTCAGAACAGTGCCGTCCCCTTGCCTGCACGCATACAGGATTGCTTTGAGCATCTCATAGGCAAGTTTGCTGTTGTAGGCAAGCCCTGTGTTTGAGATGCCGAAATTACCATTCCAGCCAACCCTGAGTTTTCTCAGCTGTGGAATCAGAAGGTCACGGGCTTCCGCTATGCCGATGCCGCCCCAACGTGCGTCATGATACGCCTGCAACTGCGGTTTGTTGTCGGTATCAGCTATATCGAGAACCTCATAGATGATGCTGAACTGTCCCATTAGGATTCTGGAATACGCATCGAGGATGGCAGCAGCTTTTACCCAAGCACTTTCGTTCATGTCGATGCGCTTAGTATACGGGGTCTCCTTGTTCCCTGCCCCGATATCCACTGCCGCGAGCGCAGTGTGATAAATCTCCTTTGCTGCGTTTTGCATGAAAGGTACGGGAGCGGTGACCTTGAAATCCGTGAACATCGTATATGCCTTTTCAATATCCGCGTCATGCACACCGTAGGCGTCACCCACTTCTTTGCAGATGGAAGAAAAATCATTGCCGTAGAATGTCTGCATCACCTGCATGATATGCAAAAACAGCTGATACTGCTTTTCGGTCATTTCGAAAATCATGGCGCACCTCCGTTACTTTATTAGCATTATACCACAAATGTGTATTCAGTACAACCATGAACGCTGATTCGTAACAAATAAGATACAAACAAAAAAGTGCCCCTATATTCCTCGACTGAAATCGAAGATTTTAGAGGCAGTGGCGCTCATGGAAGGATTCGAACCTTCGGGCGATTTCTCACCGGCGGTTTTCTGGACCGCTGCCATCGGCCACTCGGCCACATGAGCATATGGCGCAGAGAGCGAGATTTGAACTCGCAAACGAGGAGTGATTTAGCACCTGCTACAATTATGGTTAAATTGATAGTAAGTGTTGTTTTGCCTCGTGACTGGGTAGCAACCAGTTGCCATACCGTTAGGCGACCTCTGCATGTAAACACCCTATGCAGGGTGCGTTGGTGACCCCTGGCAGACTCGAACTGCCGACTCCAGCTTGAGAGGCTGGCGACTTGGACCAACTTGTCGAAGGGGCCTTATGGTGTGCCGGGTAGGATTCGAACCTACGAACCGTAACGGAACGGTTTTACAGACCGCTTGCTTTAACCTCTTGCATACCGGCGCATATGGTGCTCCCGGCTGGAATCGAACCAGCGACACATAGGGCTTCAACCTACTGCTCTACCAACTGAGCTACAGAAGCAGATGGTGACCGAAATGGGGCTTGAACCCATACTCTCAAGCGTGAAAGGCTTGCGACTTAACCAATTCGTCTATTCGGCCATATAGCCGCAATCCTGCGGCGAGGGTTTATGCGATGACGAGAATGTCATCGATTTTCGTATCGAGCATCGCGGCGAGAATCACAAGGTTGTCGATGGTAGGAAGTGCAGTGCCTGCCTGCCATTTGGCTACCGCCTGTGTGGAGACACCGAGCGTATCCGCCACATCCTTTACCTTGATGCCTGCCGCTTTTCGCAGTGCCTTGATATTGGCACCTGTTTGCTGGATATCGATTGTTGGAACGTTCATTTTCTTTTGCTGCCTTTCTGTATTGCAGGCAACAAAAAAACGCTGCCTGCCGAAATGAATCGACAAGCAGCGTTCGGAATGCAAATGCCGTCAGAAGACGCACCGCAGCCGTTCGAGGTCTGTTTTTGCCTGTCGATGGGTATAGGAAACAAAGCTGGATTCGTAGGACTCGAATTCAGATTCATAACTATACTCAGCAAACGACATAGCATTAACAGTCTTGCACAGCATCTTCGGTTGTCTCCTTTCGTTTCGTTCTGTTTACATTATACCACTTTTGTGGTTCTGGTCAATCAACTTGTGGTTGATGTTTATTCGCAGTAACCAGCTCCTTCGTGGAGAATGCGGTCTGCACCGAGTTTGTGCTTGCTCATCACACATACTCTCCGTCCGGAAGCCTGTCCGCATCCGGCAATTCATCGGCAGTCAGTTCCCTCAATGTTCCTTGGTCTGTATCCAAGCCGATGGTATACATATACACTACACGGCTATCCCGGAATACTTCGGCCGGGGTCTTGCTTTTGCTGACGATTTGTTCGATTTGCTGCTTCGACGCCGGATACAGGACCCAGCGTTCTTCGCTTCGCACTTCTGTGCAGTTACAGAAATACAATTTTTCGTCCTCATCCTTGCATACGCAGAGCAGCGAAATGCCGTCATAACTCCAAAACACTTTATCGACAATAAGTTTTTTTCCAAACAATTCCTTGAAATTCAGTCCATCAAACAAGGGCTCTCCGCGTAAACTCATATCTGCTCCTGTTTTTGTGTTTCTTCATGCCGCAATTAACTTGAGGTTGAGTTTTTTGGCTTATCTGCGCTCAATACGCGAGGATTCGAGGAAGTGAACCTATCGGTGTGCGCTTTTTATTCTTGTGCTTGGCCATGCCTAGTCCTTCTCAAGAAAATGCTCCCACTGTGTTCGCCTAATTGGTGTACCGCAGAAAGCGTAATGCTTGTCATAGTAATCCGATATCGCCTCGGCATATTTGGCGGCATCAGTCGGATTATAAAACACAGATTTGCCGATGCTTTTTACTGCAACCCAATGAACAGCAGTGTGACCATCCACATCCACACCGACGCAATGCGCATCGACATATTTTCCCTTAAAGAATCTGGTAATCTTGACAGGGTATACAACATATTCCAGTTCAACGAGCCGCTTTTCGTTGTAATACCGATGTTCCCAGACGCCCCAGAGAGTGTTGCCAATTTTTGGCTGCATGCTTTTCATAAGAGCCTCTCTTATTTGGTGGTTTTGGTCGGGAAAACCTCATACACACTAACATACAGCATCCCCGGCTTATAATCCGCATATTCTACCGGACGCTTCTGGTCGTATACCTTCACATCCGAACCATCATCTGGCGTGAGCCAGAGATATTTGACGTGCTCGGCATAGCGAGGGTCTTTTGCGCGATACATTTGCCCTTCTTTGATTTTGAGGCGGCGCATACAGGCTTGGACGCGGGAAAACTCAACAAATGCACCATAGTCACCAATGACGATACGGTTGTACCCGTTGGTAATGACTGTGCCATCAGCGGTTTCGAGCGAAATCGTGTCACCGGACACATTGCACCATTCCGGCAATGCCTTTTGAAACTCGGCTCTCACATCGCAGAAGAAGGTACGCGGGATGGGTTTGTATTTGTGTTCGTTGGCAAGCTGCTCTTGGTATCGGAGCATCTGAGCGCCGATTCCTGAGATTTTGTGTTTCACAATTTCACCCCTGACCCAGCATCTGCGCAGAAGCAACTTCCCGAATATTGCGATTCTCTTTTTCGGGAGCCGACACAATGCGGCGATGAGAGCGCATCAGCGTCAATACGCGGTTACGGAGCTTTTCGTCCTTGATAAGCCGAGCAACCTGTTTGATTTCCGATTCACGCAGATACATTGTACTGTCGATGAGAACGCCATGTACTTCGCCGTCTTCGGAACTTTTCTCAACCTTATCGACATTGTCATAGGCATAGATGACATCTACGTCGATGGTGATGGACGCTCTCTCAAGAAGTTCATTTCCTCCTTGGGCTACCAGCCACTTGTGGAAGTAGCTCTCATCGGAGATGTATGTTTCACCGATGAGTGCCAGCGGCGGCGACACAAGGTTGTTCGTTGAATAGCGGATATGGTCCTCACTTTCATTGAGGTTGTCCTGCCAAAGTTGCATCGGCTTAAGGCTCTTGTCCTTGAAGTGAATGTAGGTGTCCTGAATGAATGTGCAGACGGTCCGCTTAATATAGTCGATTTCCGGCATCTCTTCTACATTGCGAAAAACAAGGCGCGTAGACTCGCCCTCGCCGTACTCTTCGTCGTCCGTCACATAGCGGACTTTCTCCAACACAAACTTGGGTTTTAATGCCTCTTTAACGGCTTCGAGAGAAAATACATTCCACCTCATTAAATTATGTGTGCAGGGTACACCGTCTATAGTCGCTTGCGACTTAGGCGGTGAGGAATGCACTAACCAAGAGGCAATTTGAAGTGTACTCAGTTAGCACAAATACCCTGCTACTCCTTTCTTTTAATGATTAAGATATTTTTTTCCATGCGGGATGTATGGAATTTGCTGCTTTTACAATTTTAAGCTTTTTAAGGCTTGCGGATTTTTGACCGCTTTTTGCGGGTGTCTCGAACTCTACATTTACAGCACCATTCTTTTTGGTATGAGTGCTATGCACAATGAGATTTTCTCCGTTGAGAGAGACTAAATCACCCGGATTGAGATTCACCTTTTTGCGTAACAGAGCACGATGCCCTGCGTATGTCCTCTTGCCACGGTATTTGTGCAGATTTTCCGAATCCTTTTTGTGGTTACGGTTAATTCTACCGTTGAAGAGTTCTTTTCCGGTGGCTATCTCTCCTGTACGAATGTCAATGTAGCGAGAATCATAAAACTTTTCAAGGATACGGTTGTTACGCCTTGCCTTTTCATAGTGCTCAAACATACAACGGAGATTTGGATGAAATTCACCCATTGCATATGCATCATTGTTATGGCTTTTTTCAAGCTGAAGCGCGATACGCTTTTCTTTTGTCATTGCGCCGTAAGTGATTGTAACAAATGGCTTGCCAAAAGCAACGTAGAGTTCATTGACGATTTGCCACCTAACAGTATTCATAAAAGCTGCACCGGAAAGGTCGGCAAATTTAATCTTTTCTCCGAAACCATAAAGCTTACCGCTTTTTTGGTGATTGGCAGGCGTATGGCACTTTTCGCATACTGTTAGAAGTTCGTTCAGGCTGTTGCCGTGACGACCTTTCCAGTAGAACATATGGTGCATATGTAAAATCGCACCTTCTGTAGCTTTACGCCCACAAATTTTACAGACATAGTTATCGCGGTAAAATACCGCTTCCCGCAAGGTTGCCAAATTGTAGCGAGGACCTTTTTGATAGTCTGCTCCCTCAGGAATGACTTTTCCTTCCTGAATTGCTTTTACAAGCATCGTATCAAAAGAGCCAACCTCAACCGTTGCATGAGTAATAGGCATTACTGTACAATACATCTTAACAACGTTGACATTGAGTTCTTTCTTATGTTTCAAAGAAGGAGCAAGCCAACCCTCGCCGCGTTTGCGATTATCGAAACGCGGTTTACGGTAACGCAGTCTGTTTCTGCGGGTGCGGCGCAACTTACGACAACTGTCGTGGCAGGCTTTCTCATCCTGTAATGTATCATACTGCGCAGATACATACTCGTGAGATTGACTTTTCACACTGATGCCGATGTAGTTGTAGCCAACATCCTCACAGATTTCGATGGGCTGCGTGTTTGTTTTACTGTCATACAGTAACTGGATAGTAAATGGATGATGCTTAATGATTTTTGCTTTTCCGTCTTTCAGAAGATGGCGTACCCTGCCAAGACGGATGGTAGGCATTAAGCGTTCACCATTGTTGCTGAGAACACAAACGCAAGTGCTCATGCAAGGCACTCCTTTCGTAAAATAGTAATAAAACTATAAGTCAGGGCTTGCGCCCTGTGGTCCACTTCGCCAATGTTATGCACTGTTTTAGCCTTTCGGCATGGCAACCGCACATCTCCTACCCTTAGAGATTTTTAACGTAATACATATCAACGGCTTGCGTCATTGACACATACACTGCCCGCAGAGCCCGACACTTGTGGAGCATAATCGGGGTGCCTATATTATGAAGATGATTGCTCATCAAATGCATAACGGAGTTCGCAGCAACCGAAGTTGCCGTTCACCAAAGCTAATCAACCGGGCTTACGAGTTGCCCCGCAAGCCCCGTCTATAACCGGCGAGCCGGTTTAGGCGGGGTTGTTCACTGGTCATACTCGGAAATTTCCCGCTTTATCGTCTTGCCGTCCTTCTTATATAGAGTGATACGATGTGCATAGTCGGCAGAGTGTTTCAGCAGCCGTTGCAATGCTTCTTCCTCGGAAGTTGCTTTGGTAACTCCAAGATAGGAGCCACCGGACCCCAAAACATCAGGCTCATACCAGCCTGTCTCGTAGTATGTAGTCTGTTCGGTTGGTTCATCCAGAACGACCTTCCCCTGCTCGCCATAATCACCCGTATAGTTGCTGAGGATGATGTTAGCGGCACGGTCGTTTCCCTGTTCTTCATAGGCTTTGGCGATAAAATCAACATAGGTTTTGAACTTCTGCTCGTCGCCTTCACGGTGTGCAGCAATGAGCTTTCCGATGGCCACAGCGCTTATATTATTCACGAAATCACCCCCTGAGTTAATTTCAAAAATGGTACTCCAGCCGGGAGTTGAACCCGGAGAAAACAGAGTTTGAATCTGCCGCGTATGCCAATTTCGCCACTGGAGCATAGTATGTCATCCGCAAAAGCAGACGACAGTTGCATAGCTTGATTTTACAGCGAATATCACATTTTATCGCTGTTTTTATACTTGTATTATACCATATTTGGACGCGGATTTGTAGCGAGTACAAGTATGATTCACAAACAATTAACATCTGAGCGAGTCGCATTTTGTGCGCTTGCTTGTCGTATTCGTCTGGCGCGAATCAGTGCTGAATCTGCCTCGAATCTGCCCCGTCAGAAAACAGGCAAAAGCAACAGCAACACAAACGCGAGTCTTTGCAAGTTTCAGAAATAGCGCTTTCCTCGGCTCAGGACTTGCTCTCTGCGGGCGCTGGCGTCCAGTATAAGAGCGTTCCGAGGATATCGCACATCGGTGCCGCCTCGAAGACGCAAAGCGTTTCCAGAGCATCTCTGAGGCGCTGCTCGTAATCTGTACGCAGCATATCAAGGGGAACCAGCACCTTGTAGGAGCCGGAAGGCGCTTTCAGAACGGGAGATTCGGATGCTGAATTCTCAGTAGGGTCATTCTCCCATCCGCAGGTGATGAGATAGTCATACAGAGCATAGGGGTTTACGGCAGAGACTGTCTTTCTGCCATCAAGCATCTTGTAGGCACGGAGATACTTGGCTTCTCGCGCAAGGTCTTTGCTTGTGAGAGGATACGGGATTCGGTTAAGGTCCATGTTGCTGACGAGGTCTGCGCGTTTTACCTTGACGGCAATGTCGTTTTGCTTAACACGCCAGATATACTCTGCGTATGTCATATCTTTTTCCCGAGTCAGTACAGAGACCGCCTCAGCCACTCCCTGAGGGAATTCCGCTCTGATGGTATCTATCGTGGTGCCGGTATCCTCCACCGTGTCGTGCAGGTAGGCGGCAGCTTTCACCAGCGGGTCAGGCTCAACGCCGTCTGCGACAACGGCCACATGCGCCGTGAAGTAGTCTTCCCCTGCCTTGTCGGTCTGGCCCTTGTGCGCCATCATGGCGAATGCCTTTGCTTTCTCAATATAATCAATCATTCGTATCACCTTTCTTTGTGTCGTAATCAGCACCACGCGGGTCTGCCGGACAATAAAAAAGGCTTGCCAGTTTCCCGGCAAGCCTCGATAGATTCAGGTCTTTGCGGACCTCTGTTGTAGTGTTGGAAACGGAAGATTTACTCCGCAGCGCCCTCAACGATTACGACCTCAGCCTCGGTCTCCTTAGGCATGTCGGCATCTTCCTGCTTGGTGTCGGTGCTGTCCTCGGAAGTCTCGGCAGACTTCTCGGTCTCAGCAGACTCAACAGGAGCGGCAGGCTCGGCAGGAGTCTCAGCAGGTACAGCGGGCTCAACAGGAGCAACGGGCTCGGCAGGAGTTTCAGCAGGTACAGCAGACTCAACCGGAGTCTCTGCGACATAGGTCTCGGCGTTGATGCTCTCGGCGCTCATTTCCTGCGCCGGAACCTCGACAACAGGCTCAGCCCCGGCTACGATAGGGTTTGCAGCCACCTTAGCACTCGCGGGCAGACGAGCGATAGACTCAGTCTTGGTCTCGCCGCAGCCAGTGCAAGTGTAGGTCTTGACACCCTCATGCTCAGTGGTAGGCTCGGTGGTAACGACACCGTTATCCCAAGTATGGTCTTTCTTGGGCGTGGTAGAGAGAACGGTACTCACTTCACCGCAGACGGTGCAGTAGATTTCGGTGCGACCCTCTTCCTTGCAGGTAGGCTCAATGACACGCATCTCGGCATGGTGACCAGTGGAGTGTACAATGTTGTCCTTGTAAGAGAAGCTGTCATCCTCATTGCACTTGTGCATCGTATAGCCGTCCTTGGTGCAAGTCGGCGGGACAACGGTAACAGTGAAGGTGTACTTGGTGGGCAGGACCTTTTCGGTCATGGTCGCATCGCAGTTCTTGCAGTGCAGGGTCTTGACGCCGTACTCGTCATGAGTGGGCTGGGTAGTGATGACACCCTCATCCCAGATATGACCAGTACCACCGTAGGAGTAGGTCATGGTATGGGAAACATCGCGCTTGCAGTGCATCAGCATAGTGCCCGGCTCGGTGCAGGTAGCCTTTTTCAGGCATTCGGTGTGCTCGAAGTCCCAGTCGTGGCTGCCGATAGCGGGCATAGGAACGAGAATTTTGCTGTCGCAGCCATCATTGGTGCAGTACATCCAACGCTCGCCCTCAGTCTCGCAAGAGGGCTCCTTGACGATTTCACCAAGACCCGTGTACTCATGGACATGGACCTTAGCAATGCTCTCGGTCTTGGTCTTGTTGCAGACGGTGCAGGTATAGGTCTTGATGCCCGGCTCGGTGGCAGTAGGCTCCTTGGTGATAACACCCTCGTCCCACTGATGCTCCTCATTGACGGGGATATCGCGGACATGCTGCTTATCGTTGCAGCGTTCACAGACCTTATCTACGCTGCCAGCGTCCTTGCAGGTGGCGGGAGTAGTGACTTCCTTGTACTCATGACCCAGTGCAGGGACGATGTTGTCCTTGAAGGACTTGGTGGCATCTTCCACGCACTCGTGCATGGTATAGCCGTCCTCAGTGCAGGTAGGAGCGACCACGGTCTCGTTGTAGGTGTAACCCAGAGCCGGAATGCTCTCAGTGTAGGTATCACCACAGTTGTGGCAGGTGAAGGTCTTGACACCGTTCTCGGTGTAGGTGGGCTTGGTGGTCACAACGCCGTCATCGTAATCGTGACCGGTTGCGGGGATGACCTCGGTGTAGGTATGGCTCTTGTCGTTCTGGCAAGTGAAGGTCTTGACGCCATCCTCAGTGCAGGTAGCAGCCTTGGTGACAACGCCGTCATCGTAGTTATGACCAAGCGCGGCAATCTCCTCGGTCTTAGTCTCGGTGCAGCCATCGTTCAGGCACTTGTAGGTCTTCACGCCGGAAGCCTCACAGGTGGCGGGCGTGGTGACAGTACCATCATCCCACTTGTGACCCACAGCCGGGATGACCTCAGTCTTGGTCGCGCCGTCACGAGAGCAGGTAAAGGTCTTCTCGCCATCCTCAGTGCAGGTAGCAGCCTTGGTGACGACACCCTCGCCCCAATCATGGTCCAGAGCGTCCACGAAATCGCGGTTCTCTGTCAGCGTAGCGTCCTGGTCGCAGATGTAGACGGTGTAGCCCTGCTCAGTGCAGGTGGGGGCAACGACCTGCAGGATGTGGTAGGTCTTGTCCAGAGAAGGAATCTCCTCAGTACGGGTCTCACCGCAATCCTTGCACTTGAAGGTCTTGATGCCGGTCTCGGTGTAGGTGGCAGCTTTCGTCACGGTGCCGTTATCCCAGCTATGACCCTTGGCGGCAACATAGTTGTCGTTGTAGTTCATGCCGCCCCACTCGTTGCAGATATGCTCATCATAGCCCTGCGTGGTGCAGGTGGCGTCATGATGGCGCACGGTGAAGGTGTAGACGGGCTGAGACTTCTTCTCGGCGGGAGTGGCAGCGGGAGTCACAGCAGCAGGCTTCTGGGCAGGAGTCTTGGTGCCGGTGGTGGTTTTATGGGTGTTGTAGACGGGAGCCTTGGCGGGACCATCCTTAGTAGAAACATTGTCGGGGTTCGTGTTCTGGCTGGCAGCGGGCTTCTCAGCCTTGTCGGAAGCAGCCTCAGACTCAGCGGTCTTGTTCTCGGTGCTGGCAGCATTTGAATCGGGCTTGCTCTCGGCTTCACTCTCAGCCTTGCTCTCGGACGCCGCCGCGCTGGTATCTTCCTTCTCGGCAGTGTCGGGGGTTTCGGACTGTGCGGTGCTTGCAGAATCGCTCAGGCTGGTGGAAGGAGCAGAAGAGGCAGCATCCTGATTCTTCTTGCCCTTACATCCGGTAACAGAGATTGCGACTGTAGCAGCCATGGCAACTGCAAGCACATTCTTCATCATAGACTTTTTGCGCATGATTTTACTTCTCCTTTTTACTGTGTGGGGTGAGTCCCCACATCAACGAAACGATGTGAAGAGCGGAGGACTTCTGATATTTCGTTTTCCCTGTCGCTCTATATGCATTATACCACATTTTTCCTTGAAAGTGTACTGAGTACGACCATGATTAACGTAATGTTCACAAATCGCAACAGAATCCGAGAGGCTCCTATCGGAGAAAAAACGATTCTGGTACGATGAAAAGAAGCGCAAATATGTAAAAAGCAGCCGGGTACAGAGTGTATCCGACTGCTGATGGCGGATAGGGTAGGATTCGAACCCACGGACGCGGATGCATCTCTGGTTTTCAAGACCAGTTCCATAAACCACTCGGACACCTATCCAAGAATCAGAGAGTGTTAGCCGCAGAAATCTGCGTTGCCCGCCATCTACCGCGTGGAGGTCGCTCTCAAAAGATGGCTGACGAGACGAATTTGTCTCGCCCATGCCGCAGCCGTTTTCGCCACTCGGCATGATGTTTTCGGCTTGACGTAACCCTGTGTAAATGACCCTCAGGTGGGGGCGGTGCGGGCAGGATTATCGTCTTCGTGGTGTAGTTAAGGAGTACCGCACCAAATAAATGACCGTACTGCGCTTGTGTAACAGTACAATGCACGCCCAGAGACGATTTCCAAGATGGAGATGTGTCTGGTGGTGGAAGCAAAGGGATTCGAACCCTCGACCCCCTGCTTGCAAAGCAGGTGCTCTCCCAACTGAGCTATGCCCCCATGATGGCGGGAAAGACCCGCCAGTAATTACGCGTAATGAAGTTCGCCGTACTGTTTGACCTCGCGCTCCAGATGCAGCGGAATGGTCTTGTTGCTCTTCTGCGTGATATCCTCACGCGTCAGAAGGCGCTCATCAACGCCAGCTGCTTGCAGTACTTCGTACAGGTTCGAGGGGCCGGTGCCGTCGTAACCCGCAGTCAAGCCATTGACTTGCAAAGCGAAGCCGTGCAGATGCGGTGTCAGACCCGGTACAAAATCGAGTTCAACAACGACTTCGTTACTGTTCTCGTTCAAGCGCTTGACCGAGAGAGCACGGATGTTCTGACTTCCGAAGGTCTCAATCAGCTTCTTAGCCGCCGCTGCGGTTTCAATCGTTGATGTGCCTTCGACGTTGATAATTGCCTGCTCCATCGGAATCATCTCCTTCCTACTTAGAGTTGTCATGCGCTAAAGCAGATAACGCTCTGCCGTGCGGGGCTTTACGTTGCCCGTTCGTGTTCGGTTCCGGCTACGACGACTTCCGTAAGGACTTAGCCAACCGTCAGCAAGTGCATGCCCCCGCTGACAGCTTCTTGGGCGGATTCTCAAAGAGCGCGTCACCCAATCGGACCGTGGAGCTTGATGGCAGACTCGAACTGCCGACCTGCGCGTTACGAATGCGCTGCTCTACCAACTGAGCTAACCAAGCACGGTAGGGTGTTTTATGCTGGTTATCACCCCTCAGCGAGGAAGCCAACCTCGAGTCCAGCACCATCCGGTAGCAACCCCGGAGGATTCTGCGCTGTATCCTCTCCGATGTTTTTCAGCACCATTCGCGACTGATGCCGAGACTTTCGGATACCTTCAGGTGCAGCACCTGTTTGCCGATTGATTTTTTGGCTGTCCGTGGGCATTCGACAGCGGACCACAATTGACGTACTCCCACCCCTCACGGAGTGGAATTCTATGCTGACGCAATGCAGTTGCAGGGTTTTCCAACAGCATGAAGCTGCCAGATACACTATCTTTCGATAGACCAGTGTACTTACTACCCAAAGCGAAGCTTAAAGGCAGGGCAAAAATGCCCGAAAAGCCAGCATAAAAAGTGTAGATATTCCCTTAACAAGGGTTTCACCTATCAAGTGTTGCCGAAAGCAGCACTTCAAGGCAATCAATAGGGCTACGTCGAAACCCTTTAAGTTGTTTTTATTATAAGTGCTTTAGAATCCTACGCTTGAAGGCAACCAATCGTGGCTGTTTTTCAAGCGTTCTTTTGTTTCGTCGTGCAGTCTCTTAAACTGCGGAAAATCTTTCTTGATGGTTTTCTTACTATAGGACTGAAGATTCTTTCTAAGATGCAATAAAAGGAATGCGGAATACAAATCCCGCTGAACAATGGTTCCGTCGGAAAGTTTTGCAAAACGCTGGGACAGTTTTTTCTTGGTATAACTATCATCGGTATGGTCAAACTGCGAGGCTTTCGTCTCGAAGGTGCTGACCTTGATAACGCTGCCGCCGTAACGACTTGCTTTTTGCCCCAAAATTGTTATAAACAAAGCAGGAGCGCAGCGTCCGATAGATTTACCGAACCGCTTTTTGGTATGCGCTCTACCGGTTTTGGGATTGATTTTTGTTTTCTTGCTGCGCTTCTGCAAAGCTTTGTAGTTCATATCTTCAACTACGAACTCGTTGCCGTATGACAGCAATTCGTTGGCGAGAATATAATGCTCCGTTTTGCGTACAGCAGCAAGTTTGCGGTTCAAGTCCCGCAGCCTATGCAGCAGCCGATAATAGTTCTTACTATAGTTCCAATGACGAATTTGCTTATGTCCGTTCTTGCGCTTTAGCCGTTTGATGGTTCCGTTCTCATTGAAGTATTGTGGATTCATTGCACGGCGCGAACGGTCCATTTGCCGCGTAACGCGTGCGATTTCCTTGGTAAGACCATTGCGAGCTTCTGCTATAGCAGACGGTGCAAGTATACGAAGGTCGCAAACATCTTTACCGCAAAACGCGATGGTTTGCGTGCCGATATCTATGCCAATGCGACCTTCCTTCACAGGGTGTTTTGCAACTCCGTTACTGTCACATTTGATGGGCGGATAGCCTTCCAAAATAAGTTGAGCGTAATACTTCCATTTAGTACCGACCCATGAGCGAACAATGCGGCAATACTTAATGCCGCATTTGAGCGCCTCCTGTTGATACTTGCCCGTTTGAGTATCGGGGTTGCGCACTTTGACAAGGAATTCGTGCTTTTCGTAAATGATACGCAGATTGCCATCTCCGATATACGGTTCAATTTTCGCCGTGGCGTCAGCAATCTCTTTTTCCATTTGTGCTTTCACTTCATTGGGAAGAACTACCTCTTTGCCCTCTTTGGCATCGGGCTTTCTAAAAGCATCGAAGTATCTTTTTTCGATAGAGTTTTTCGCTTTTCGCTTGGCAGACTCCAAAGAACTCACCGTATGATTTGCTGGGCGAAAGAATATACCACAGTTATTTTTTTTCCCGGAAAGGGTTACAAAATCGTCCAACTTTTTATAGTGTACGGTTTTTCCTTTCCCGTAAAAGAAATCGTTCCATGCCTTCCAAACGGCAGACGCTACTTTTTGAGCAACATCGCAATTTACGTTATACGCTTTTTGGTAAGGTACAACCAGCTTGTGGAAGACACCCTCGGAAAAGCCTGCCTGCTTAATCAAATTGGAACGCTTCACCAAGAGTGCTTTTCGTTCATCACTATTGGCAGGAGCAGCTTTTATGGCTTTCACAAGATTTTTGTATTCACGCGTTTTACGCAGTTGATGCCACATCTTTGTGGTTTTCGTAACCATTTGGTTGTAAACCATGCATCCAATGCGAAACTTTTTGGAAAGAAAAATTTCATCCTGTTTAGTTACTTTCATAGGAAGAGTCAACGCAAACGATGGCGTACTATTCTTGTTTCCGAAAGCCATAATAGCCCTCCTTTCCTTGATTGATTATACCGGCATTATAACATTTTTTGATGCAAAAAGAAATCAAGTGGCTTTCTTATTTACAGATTGTACACATTCATCATTCTTGAAAACTCATGCGCCAATTCCTCCCACCGCTCACGCAGTGGGCTTCCTTGGCGCGGGTTCTCTGAACCATGCTCGCCAGTTTAGTGTCGTGGCGTACGGTGACGGCGACGGTGGAGCGGGCAGCGGGATTCGAACCCGCGTGACCAGCTTGGAAGGCTGGTGTATTAACCCCTATACGATGCCTGCATGAGAAAAAGCGGGTGAACCCTCTCTTAGCCCCGCCATGATGTCCGTTTAGTAGGTCGTCATCCCCGAAACATCATCTTTATGTCTCTTAGCGATTCCGCGAATCTCTGCGTGGACGATACGAAAGAATCCGGAAAAGCATTTTGGACACTGGTCAACTTCAATTCAAGCCCTGCCGTTACTTCCCTGTCAATTCGGGTCAACGGAATGCTATGGGCTGTGTAAGACTGCGGCAAACTTACCAGATGCCGCGCAGCAGTCTCGCCTTTTTCGGCTATGTCGCGTCTGGCTGCGCCCCGGCTTAACGGGGATGCTCGTACGATGCATGCTTAGCGGGACGAGATTTGTTGTTTCTGCGCCGAAGCACAAGAGGAAGCACTCGCCCACACGGCTTCCTGACCGTTTAGGATACCGCTTGCACAGGGAATGCAATGCGGTTCCTGAAAGGACATTCGTCAGCGGCAATCATAGTCGCTGTCCACCACCCGCCGCGTGGAGGCTGTCCCATCGGGTGGCTGAGTGCGCCGAGGTATGGACGCACTCAGATAGGCGCTACCTATCATGGTGTTTTAAGGCGGGAGCTGCCCGCCATCAGGCAAATCAGTACATCGGTGTGACCCTTTCCTTGATTTTGACATTCGGACGCGGTAATTACTGCATCGGAGTGCCCCCCTGTTTTATTTGACCTGCTAGAATCGCTTCCAACAGGTCATGGCTCTGGCAGGTGGAGTTGAACCACCTTTTCCCGTGCGCTGCGGGCGAATTAACCATGGTGCATTGCAACCTTCGTATTCGATACCAGAATATTTCGGTCATTTTACGTCCGACCGATTGACATGAATAGCCGGTTTAACGTCATGGCATGGACGATGGGTGCGGAGACAGGACTTGAACCTGCAACCGCCAGCGTATGGGGCTGGTAAGCTACCTTTGCTATACTCCGCGTGGCGGGTCGTACTGGGTTCGAACCAGCGACGCTCGGATTAACAGTCCGATGCTCTGCCGACTGAGCTAACGACCCAAGAGAAAAGACATTTGCCACGGGGAGCTCAATACCCGTGTTACCGCCGCTCGCCGCGAGGAGGCTGTCTTTATGAGCGGCAACTCTTATGGGATACCAGATACGATGCTTGCCGCCGCTCTACAACCAGCTGCAAGCAGATGTGTATGTAAGTGTGTGTAAAACTATGATGTTGTTTCGGAGCATATCTGGTATCTTCTAAGAGTTTTATGTTATCTGCGAAGATGTTTGCCAAGCTAAGGGAGGTTAAGCCTGTTGCCCGATGCCGACCGCGTGGAGGTCATCTTCCCGGCATCAGCTTCCGACAGGATTCGAACCTGCAACCTGCTGCTTACAAAACAGCTGCTCTGCCATCTGAGCTACAGAAGCATATTCGGGAGAAGTAACTCTCCCGAAAAATAGGTAAATTACCCTACTACCAATTATCTGCAATTCGCATATTTTGTCAACGCAAAAGTGCCACATACAGTGTCCAGAACGGAAAATGTTGTACTTGACACACTCCCACGATTGAAATCGTGGGATTCTACTTCAACAAGGTCGCTGGC